CGCAGCAGAGTCACCCCATCCCATAAAAACCGTTACAGTGCCATCATTGATCACACGGTACTGAGTGCCGCCGATTGTTGTCGATAGGGCTTGCACGGGCGTAGGAGCAGCAGTAGCCGCTGTAAACGTCACCGTATTGCCCATTGGTGTAAACGCTTGAATACCCATTAGTTACTCCACGGCAAAGGGGGTGAAACAACAGGAGGGTTGATTTGAGCAGCAATGTTTGCCGTCAATGTTGCCTCTGTTTCATCTTTGTTAACAGTTTCCCAAACCCAACCAAGAACCTGAGTTTCAGTTAGTTGTGCGTACGGGGTAAAAGAAGAACCTTGAGCATATGTGCAACCTACCGTGCCATACGATGTTGCCGTGTATTGGTCTTTGGTTGCAGTGCAACGCCAATGAACCGTAAATACAACATCAGTTTGGCTTTCGTATGTAGGATAACAATCCATTTGCTCTACATCCCACACAATAGAAGTTGTAATAATTGATGTCATTTTTCACCTTTAAGCGGACGTTATTGTTTGCCATGCCGCGCCCGTGTAGACGCACAATTTAGAAAGTGTGGTGTCAAAAATAACAAGTCCAGCTGCTGGAGAAGATATGGCATTTTTTTGCGTTGTTGTCATATTTGGAAAACGAAGACCTTTTGTCGTTGATTGCGCGTCTAGAATTGCGCTTGCGTTTGGCGAAGTTGTCCCAATCCCCACGTTGCCGCCGCTTGGTTGCAATAAAAGATTGTAAGCTGTCGCAGTGGAGTCAGTGCGTTGAGCCTGAATCCATCCATTGCCTCCAGAAGTCACGCCAGACAACATGCCGTAAGTGCCATTGGAGAGCGAGAAGTGACCGCCTTGCGCCCCAAGAGCTGGAGGCGATGTCCCAGCAGAATTTTCAACGGTTAATTTATTATACGGCGAACTTGTCCCAATACCCACGTTGCCAGACGTATCAATGCGCAGTCGCTCTGACCCGCCAGTGTAGAAGGTCATGGGAACATAAGAAGATGATCCGTTAGCTTCAGCCCGAATTGTAGATTCGGTCGTTCCAATTTGTGCTAATGAAATAGAAGGTGCGTTTGTTGGGTCTGACGCGCCATATCCACGGAATACTGCGTTTACGCCAGTCCCATTGGGAATAGCAGATACGTTTGTAGTTGAATTTGCGGTGCTTGTCTGAAATGCTACACGGCTGGCAACAGTCGCATTGGTAAAATCACCAGTGATGCGGTTTCCCGTTCCAGTGAATGTAAGGTTGCCAAATGTAGATAACGAATTAGCTGAGATAGAACCGCCCGTAATTGACACGTTTGCAAGGGAAACAGTTCCATTGCCAATACCATTTACCGCGTTGTAAACAGTAGAGAAATCAGCATCGAGCGACGAAAGGCTTTGCGTCGTTGTTGCATTTCCAAACGTGAACGGAACTGTAATTGGAAGTGCCATTAGAACCTCGCCCTTAATTCGTATTCCATTTCCAGAGTGCTATAGATCAATGCTGGACTTTCTGATTGTAGCGTAAGTCCAAGATATTTTCCATACTGCTGCGCGTCGTATTTATAAAGGTAATAACCCGTCACCAAGCCAATCCAACCAATTGTGACAGTTCCACTATTTTCCCAAGTAATTATGTTTCCAAGCCTGTTTTGCCAATCAATGAAATTAGTGGCAACGTAAGTACCAGCAGTGCCTAAACCAGTCTCGTTGTCCACCGTGACTGTAACAGTGCCTCCAGAAACCCCTAGAATAGCTTCTAGACCCCATTTAAGAGCTTGCTTGTCACGAATGGTGTCGTTCATAGGCCAGAGAGCAGATTGAAGCTGTGAACTAATTGGAATTGTGCTGTCGTTGTACAATTTCTGCAGATTCGTGCCATTGGTGCTGTAAAGGAACACACCACCAGCCTGAGCGATGGATGTCACACGCGCAGTTGGTCCTTGACTGGTTATAAACCATTTTTTGTCAAAGAACACGGCTTGGATAGGACGCGTTGTGCCTGTCGCAGGATCATCGTAATAAAAATTGAACGCAGCGCATAGAATGTTGTTCAACAGCACCTGACCACCCGTGATGGGATAGTCAAAATTGATGTTAGGGAAAACTCCATCCAAAGCGTCTGACAGCTTGCTGGTTGTAGCCCCGACAAGCGCATAGATCCCGTAGTCATTGGCAAACAGCAAAGACCTGAAGTACGGAAAGATTGCGTCAATGCGTTGCGAACCAATGGATGCCGACACGTTTGTGTTGGTAAACAAAGTGTTACCGGCGGTGCCTACGCGCACATCCGAAAATACGTTAATGCTGTTCTCACCAAACACATACAAGAAGTTGTTAGCCGAGACCAAAGAGTTGATCTTGCTATGCAGCGTATCATCTTGAAGGTTTATGTTGCCCGCAGACACCGTGATGTAATCGTTGTAAGCACCAGCAGCCGAGTAGAACACCGTACGGCCCTGAGCAATCCACACACGCCCCTGAAACGAGGCAATGTCTACGTTCTGATCAACGGTTGTAATGGCTTTAGCTGTAGCACCAGACCCGCTACCGCCGCTAAAGGACACTGTTGTGTTGGCAATATAATTAATGCCAGGATTGGTCACAACGACCTGAGTGACAACGCCGCCATTTACAATTGCAACGGCATTGGCATTAGATCCAGCCCCTGTAATTGTTACAGTAGGTGCGGTGACATAGCCTGTGCCGCCAGCGGTAATCAAAATGCCAACAGCACCTGTTCTAAACGTCAAATACCCAGCAACAGCAGTAGCATTAACGCCTCCAGAACCCGTAGGTGCGCTAATTGTGACCGTTGGTGTAGCCGTATAGCCTGAACCAGCCTCGGTAATAGCAATAGCAGACACCAAACCAGAGCCTAGTTTGGCAATAGCGTTTGCACTTGCCCCACCACCGCCAGAGATTGTCACAGCGGGCACATTGGTATAACCCGAGCCTGGGTTACTAACGCTAATTACAACAACACCGCCAGCTTGAATAGATGCGGAAGCCTCTGCTTGAACGCCAAAAGAGCTGCTAGGAGGCGCAACGGTAACTGTAGGAACCGAGGTATAACCAGATCCTATGGCATCAAGGCCAATGCTTATGATAGTTCCAGATGCGTTTGAAATCGAGCAAACAGCAGTGGCTGGCACACCGTTTGTGACGTTTGGCGCACTAATCGTGACCGTAGGGGCTTCAATATACCCCGCACCAGGGTTGGTAATGCCGATAGCACCCACAGATCCAACAGGAATCAGGTCAATTGCATCCCATGTATAATAGCCTTTAACAGGGTCAATGATGATTGCGCGTTCATCTTTCCACTGTTTTGCTCTTACACCTGTGCCGGTAAACGTTCCAGAGACAGCCAGATTGCCCTTCACATTGGTATCAATGTTGTAATACTGAGCTGCTCCATTAGCTTGAAACGCTAAAATGTAATCATAATTGTTAATGTTAACGCTGCAAAATTGAGTGACCGTATTGGACCACGTAGCAGCCACGTTTGAGTAGTTAGGAACAATCTTGAGATTGCCAAACCCGACAGGCTGAACGTTTTCAATCCATGAAAACTCATCCTCACCAATAGCCGTGCGATTGGCTTTAGTGTTCAAACCCTTAAAGGATTTGGAGACATGGTACTGTTTTTTCTGTTCGGGAGATGCTGCCATGATCAGTACGGATGACTATAAGGGTCAGGCATCCTGCGTGTGAACGTAGTGGACAGGACGTTCTGAAGTTGTTGGACATATTGCTGTTTGAACAGTTCGGCTTCGCCATAGCTCTGTTCTTTGAACTTAGCCATGTAAGCGGCATAGAAAGGCACAGGGTCTTTCCACGGATCTACGATGTCGGTATCAACGTCATCCAAAGCCACAAGATCTGTAGGCCGAACAACCGTGTCTAGCTCGGTCACATAATCTTGATCAGGCACAGGGGCGACAAAGTACTTGTTTGGCCCGTACATTGAGTAAATGACTGGTTGACCCTGATAATTGATCCAGTAACGCATTTGAGCGTTAAACTGGGTCCAGGAGACATAGCGCAATGGCACA